GCGTCGGTACGCGTGCATCGCCTCCGGGTGGTGAACGCCCAGTACCAGGGCAAGACGAAGCGCTCGTAGCTTCGTAACCACATGCCAGGGGCGCGGCCAGACTTGGGGGGCGGGCGCAAGCTCGTCCCCCTCGTGCTGCATGTGGGCAGGCATGAGTCTGCTCCCATGCAGGACGATCAAGTCCAACCACAGGAGAACATGATGAAGAACGAATACAAGATCAAGGTCCAGCGTAACACGACAGAAGAACTCGACATGAGTTACGCATCGCTGGTACGAGAGGCCACTGATATCTACCAGTCTCAGACTCAGGACCATGTTTGCGAAGCCACCTTCAACGAAGAGGATGGCTGGCAGCCCTGTTCCTGCGAGGACTAGGAGAGGACCAACCAACAACAGCCAAGAGGAGGCATGAATATGGACACAAAGTCCACAACGCTCACCATGGTGAGTGTCTACTACCGTGGACACAACTACATGAAGCTGATGGAAGGCATCCGCTTCACAGATGAGCACGGCAAGACGAGGGTGCTCGTAGATCGAGACGCCTACCACAAGTGGGTGAGCTCGATCGTACCCCGTGGCTGCACGTATTGCCCCGGTGGACACGGGTTCTGACGTCAAACGATGAACAACCAACCAACAACAGGAGACATGACCATGAACAGCAAGATCTACCAAGATCTACCCAAGGACAGCGCAGCCTACAAAGACGCACGCAAGCGGGCCAACCAACACCCGAACACCACCAGGTGGCGGGTCATCAAGACCATCGTCACTGGCTGGCTCGTAGGATACTGCGTGACACTCGTGATCCTTGTGATCGCTTGCTAAGAGAGAGAAAGAGAAGAAGGAAACTCCCCCCCGCCTGGTTGGGGGGGGGACTTTCCCCCTAGATAGAAGGAGAGAGTGCGAAGAAGACACCCTTTGAGAAACCCACAGGAGAGAGAGAGGAGGTACTGATGTCTGACCAGCAGTGTAGCTGCGGACTTCAGTTGATCGGTGACATCACCGGCAACCGCATGGTATGCCGTGGGTGCGACCGACCAAAGGAACAGTGCGACTGCAACTACAGGGCCAGAGGTTTTGACCCTGATGCAGAAGAACTGGACCCGTTCATTGAGGCGTGCGAGCACGGTCACGAAGACGAGATCGTGTGGTACGCCAAAGTGCTGAAGTGCCCACGGTGGTACGTCAAGAGTGTCATGCGTGAGTATGACAGGCATGACGACTCCATCGAGGCCGTATGTCTCGACATCTTCTCAGTCTATGACGAGGAAGATGATGAGAGATACCAACCCGACGTAGAGATCGTCTCTGCGCCGAGCCAAGTGAATGCAGTGAGCAGTGATGCCCCTATCGGGGCGGGTTCAAAGGTTGTACCCGCCCCTCAAGGGCAAACACAGGAGATAGTGAAGATGAGTCAGACAGACAACGTGAGCGAAGCAGCAACGACCGAGCCGACCGTGACGCAGTGCCCTCCGGGTAGTGCAGTTCCCGAAACCACGAGCGCTCCGCCGCCCGTGATGGAGGCTCAGGTCCGTCCCGAGGACGACTTCATGGGCTGCTTCAAGCTCTACAACAAGCAGGCCAAGGCACTGAACGCCTTCCTGAACGAGCAGCACAGCGCCGGGAAAGTCACGGCGAGTGTGTTCTGGATGGCAGCGTTCGTGATCTTCCTCTGGGAGAACTTCGGCCCGCTCGGCTTTGCTTGCCGCACGCTCTTCGGTAACCCGAAGAACATGAAGGCCATCGAGGCCAAGCTGACGAGCCTGCCCCAGGCACGGAGCCAGGGAGCGCAGACCGTTCACGACAATGAGGGCAGCTACAGCCGCAGCTTGGCGTAGCTAGCAGCTCATCCAACAGAGGGGAGAGGCAGGGCAAGTTGCTCTGTCTCTCCCCTTTTTTGTGCACGCAGTGCGTGACACACCAGTAGAGGTCAAGATGTCAGGAGAAGATCGACAGATCAAGATGACACAAGAAGAGAAGCGAGAGCTTCACGATGCCATCATCGACAAGGGCATCGAAGTTACCACCCTCGGAGTGGTAGGATCAGGTGCAGCCACCGCTGCTGGCGAGGTCATGCACATTGCCACCGGCAGCATCCTCTGGGGACACATGACTGGCACCATGATGGCTCTCTTCCATGGAGCAGTGGCACTTGATGTCACCTTCATCGGATACAGGTTGTATCGGATGCTCCAGTCGCAGAGAAAGGAGTCGGAGAACAACCGAAACCTTCGACTGCGAGAGCTGGAGATCGACGCCCTGCTCGAAGAGATCCAGAGGGCCAGGTCGGAAGGGAAGGGAGAGCAACCCTCACCTGCATAGGTGAGTGCCAGAAGGCCGGGGTGGCCGGTTGGCCCCGGCCTTCTGGTTGGGGGATGAAGCAACCACAAGGAGAGTGAACATGACACCGCTTCAGAAGAAAGCATCTCGTTTCGATGAGATGCAAACGATGATCTTGCAGCTCGGCCTCGAGAAGGTAGAGCGTGCACTTGTCCAGCTGTCTTACGATGGCGTGGCCAAGTACAACGTCAGCCTCAACCGCATGACCAAGAAGGAAGCAGATCACGTCATCGAGAAGACGACCACGAGCACCTATGACACGAGCAAGTTTCGATGCCAGGTGATCGGGGGCAAGACCAGCGCATCCCTCTGGATCTGGCGACACCTCGGGGATGGAACGAAGGAAGGCAACCGCCGCTGCGAGCTGGAGGAGTCGAAGGTGAAGATCGAGATCGAAGGATGGCTGGAACAGAACAAGGACTACTGCGAAAGGAACAACGATGAGTAACGCGATACTCTTTGCGAACCCCGGAGAACGGATCACAAGGGAGGACTTGAAGCTCCTGCCTGCGCCCGAAGCAACCGAGACCCATCACCCCGTTGCGTTCCATGTCTTGGATGACATCATCCAACACCGGATCCAGAAAGAGTTCGGCCAGGACATCTGCATCGAACCAGAGTACGCACTGAACAAGAAGGCGACTCAGTTCTTTGCAGTGTACGGGATCCGTGGACTCGAAGAGACCAACAGCGGGACCTACCCGGCAGCTGCCCTTAGCTCGAGCATCGACAAGACGCTTCAGCCAAAGGTCGCTGGCGGTGGCAAGGTGATGGCCTGCACCAACACGATGGTGTGGGGCAGCCTGCTCGAGGTGTGCAGAAAGCAGACAGCCAACTCGATGGGCGACATCGAGATGATGATCGTTCGGATCATGACCCAGCTCGAGTCGCACTACTCACAAGCAGAGCTGGAAGTCGATCTGTTCAAGGAGATCGAGGTCTTCGATGACTCGGGCTACGCTATCCTTGGCCAGCTCTACGGAGGTGGCGTGGTCACGGCGAACCAGCTCACTCGCTCTTTCTCTGCATGGAAGAAGCCCGAGTACGAGGAGTTCCAGCCCCGCACTGCGTGGAGCTTGTACAACTCAGTGACCGAGGGCCTGAAGAAGGGCCAGCCTGGCCACATGATGGGCAAGTACATGCGCTTGCACCAGGACTTCCAACGTCGGTTCGTGAACACGTGGCACGATGAGGGCCGCATCCGATCTCACGACGACGACTTCAATTAGACTGTCACTCTCCTGTGGCAACCGGCACATCCCCGACATAACAGGGCCGGGGGGCCTGGGGATGTACCAAGAGGGGGAGGGAGTACCTGAGAAGGCGCTCCCTCCCCTTCTGAACTCAGCGCAATGAAAGGAGCCGAGAATGGAACGATCATCTGCGAAACACAACCACGTGAGTGGCCGGCATACCATCAAGAAGCTGGTCGAGACCCACAACCTTTCACTGGCTGCCATTGCAGACGGAGTGGGATGCTCTGAGCAGACGGTGCGTCACTGGTACGCAGGTACACGAGAGCCTCAGCTTGGCTTTCGCGTGAACCTCGCTCGCTACTATGACGCAGTGAAGAAGCACGGAGCTTCGGGTGCAGCAGATGCCATGCAAGAGCTTCGACACCGATCCCTCCACTTTCTTCCTCTTCGCGAAGCGCGGACAGAGGTGCATGGGCTGACGAAGGAAGGATCTGCACTCGTGGATCTCATCAACGAGCGACCGATCCCCGAGCGACTGAATGTCATCAGTGCAGTGGCACAGGGGATCGCGAAGGAACACACCCAGCAACCAGAGGAGGGAGTGAAGAATGGACAAGGATGACAAGAAGCGCTCTGTTCGAGACGAGTATCTCTGGGAGCTGCTCGAACCCCACCAGCACCACTGGCAAACTACTGACAGTGGCGTGCCTGTTTGCATTCGATGCAAGCTGAACCCCGATGATCCCTTTGTCACCATTGCGGGGGGCTGGAAGACAGGACAATGCTGGGGTGAGAACGGGCTGGACTTCATCATGCGTCTCATCACCGAAGGAGTTTGACACCTCATGCCTACCGACTGGAGCATGGGCGGAAACTATCCGCCTGGCCTGACACAAGCAGAGCTAGACAGGCACCTCGACTCACCTCACATCTGCCACGGATGCGAGGACTCCTTCCCCGAAGACGCATTGTTCTGGGACAGTGTCCTGGACCAGCTGTTCTGTGCAACATGCAAAGAGATAGGAGAAGACGACGACGATGAAGAAGCTGAAGACTCATGATCTTGACTACTATGTGAGAGAGGTCGAGCTCCAATACAAAGACAGACAGCATTGGATGGTCACCTTTCCTCTCAAGACCCCAGAGAAAGCAGGTCGGGCGCTTGCTTCTATCCTGGACACCAAGCCACAAGAACAGTTCGGGGTTCTTTCACTGGATGTCCGGCTCAAGCCCATCAACTTCTTCTTCGTATCACTTGGAAGCATGAGTGCTAGTCTTGTTCACCCTCGAGAAGTCTTCCGAACTGCCATCGCAACGGGAGCACACTGCATCATCATTGCTCACAGCCACCCATCTGGGGATGCCAACCCATCGGACGAGGACGTCTCTATCACAGAGCGAATGGTCAGTGCTGGCTATCACCTCGGCATTCATGTAGTAGATCACTTCATCGTTGCTGCTAACAACTACTACTCATTCAGAGAGCATGACCGAATGCCCGAGGTGATCGAAGAACATGACGGAGACAGAGCACGGTAAGACCACAGTCTGGACCGTAGGCGAAGCCATACAGGTACGTGTGGGCACTCGATGGAGAAATGGACGACTCGAAGAGATCCAGATCGACAACGATACCAACGAGATCCGCATCGGTTACTCATTTCATACTGACCTCACTGACAGGGTGCACTATGTCAGCATTGACAAAGTCCGAAAGCACGGTGAGCTAGACGAAGATGAGTGGGCAGCCTACGAGAAACGCGAGAAGGCAAAGGAAGAGAAGGACAGAAGTCGGGGGTCTACGGGGCAGCCCCCGACTTCTGGTCCGGGTAGATGGAAAACAGACAGCAAATGGGAGATGAAAGCATGGCGGGAGAAGACAGCAAGGAACAAGGAACGATATGGGAAGGACTGAGAGCTCCGTTCCCGAAGGACAGCTTGAAGTGGAGAGTCGGTGCCACCAGCCGGGATAAGACCCGGTGCATGGCGCTGGCCTACATGGACGCACGCATGGTCATGCGCCGCCTCGATGATGTGGTGGGTGAGGCAAGTTGGAGCACCAACGTCTTCATGGCAAGCGACGGACGCTGTGTCTGCAAGCTGACCATCCGAGTTGGCAACGAAGACAATTCTTGCCTTGTCGAGCGATCCGATGCCAGTGGGTTCACGCAGAATGGTGGACGCAAGGGTTTCGGGTATGGGGACATGGTGAAGGGTGCCGCGAGCGAGGCATTCAAGAGAGCGGCTGCTCAGTTCGGGATCGGTCGCTACCTCTACGACCTCGAAGCCAAGTGGGTTCCCTATGACGAGCGCACCAAGCAGATCACAGCCGAGGGCCTGGAGATGCTGGGTGGTGGGGAGATGGATGAGACAGCTCCTGTGCCGGAAGAGCAACCCGCTGCGCCTGCTGCTGCCGCATCGCCTTCCCGTCGTAGGAACCCTGGAACTCACAGGTCGGACGGAACTCCTCGAGCAGCGAGAGCACCGGCTGGCCAGCGTGAGTTCGTATCAGCAGCAGAGAAGAAGGATCTCTACCGTGCCAATTTCAGAGCACTCGAGGCGGTGCATGGCAAGGACGCAGCCGATGACATGCAGGCCAGCGCGAAGTTCGAGCCTGTGAACTTTGCCTGCTCGCAGCTCGGCGCAGATCGGCTCGACAACCTCTACGCAGACCAGGTAGATGATGCGAAGCAGGCCATCGCTCGTTGGCAGGCGCATCATGCTCAGCCTGGCCAACCCCAAGAGGCACCCGCTGACGACTTCGATGAAGTCTTCTAGATGGCCTACAAGAGGAAGAAGAAGGGCCTCTATGCGAGGAAGAAGCTCTCGCCCGAGTACCTGCTGAGCAAAGAAGAGCGCGCGAAGATCATGTACTTCGCAAAGCAAAGAGCAGCGAAGGTGAACAGAGGCTACGTGCGGAACCGCTCGTACTCTGACGGGGACGCTACTCTCTTCAATGCCATTGGGATCGCGGGTGAGATCTGTTGGGCACGGTATCTCTGTGTACCTTGGTATCACAACCCCAGCCCTGTACATGGGGATCACCACAGAGCGGGTGACCTTCAGGACCGACAGGGTGCCTGGATCGAGGTCAAGACGAGCCGTAACCCAAGGGCAGTGAGGATACCCCCGAGCACTGGAATGACTTGGGGGTACCTCGCTGCCTCATGGTGGAACCCAACAAGAAAGATCATCAGGTTGATGGGCATTGCCCCGCAAACCATGGCTATTGCCATGTCCGTGGAGAAGGAGACGAAGCGGAAAGATGGGACTCAGTACACCGTACTTCAGTTGGAAGCGGGTAGCCTTCCTAGTTGTGACTCGATCTTTACAAACTACGGTCGTACATCTCATCCTTCCGGTGGCCAGGGCTTGCACTGTCCGTGGTGCATCATGGGTCCGTGGTACTGTGACCAGAGCAGTTGCGAGGAGGCTGCCGCTAGGAGAGCTATCGAGATCGACGACCTCTCAAAGCAACCCATCACCAGCAAGGAGCAGGGTGGCTGGGGTGCTTCAGCCAAACAGAAACAGGAGAAGCAGGATGAAGCTATGGGAAGTAAGTGACAAGATCGAGATGATCCTCGCAGAGTGCGTGGATCACAAGACCGGGGAGATCGAGCCGGAAGCAGAGAAGCAACTCGATGATCTCCAGATGGAGAGGAGGAAGCTCGTCTTCGAGATCGCACGCTACATCAAGGGCGAGCGAGCCGAAGCGCTGGCCATCCTCAACGAAGCAGACAAGCTCGTGAAGAGGGCGAAGTCCCATCAGTCACGCGCCAGTTGGCTCGAGTCCTACATCTCGAAGCACGTCACAGAAGACGAGAAGTACGAGGACCCCACGGTGAAGGTGCACTGGAAGAAGAGCACTGCTGTGAAGCTCGAGTTCCCGGATGACCTCGAGCATGGTCACGTCGATCCTGGATATGTGAAACAGAAGCTCGTCTATTCAGTAGACAAGGCAGGTGCGCTGAAAGAATTGCGTGCAGGCACTCGCATTCGTGGCCTAGTGCTGGAGTCACGCACCAAGCTGAGGATCGACTGATGGGTGCAGAATACGACGACCTCATCTTCGAGGCGAAAGACCTGAAGAGCGCAGTAGGCATTGTCGATAACCATATCGACTATTGCCAAAGCGAGTACGGACGCGGTGGGTACACGGGTACCTTTGCCGAATGCCCAAGTGTTCAGTTTGAGCCCCATATCTTTTCGGATATGGAGAATGCTCGTCAATACCTGGAGGGGGCAACCTTTAAATGGGACTCCGCCATACTCGTCCGCTTCCGGGAAGACAAGGCATCCGGGAACTTGCGATGGATCGCAGGTGGATGGTTCAGTAGCTAGCTAGCACCGATCAAACAATAGCGAGCTAGCTCTTGGACCCAGCCTTGGACCATGGGGCACTCACTGAGCTCAGGGCCGCAAGCGTCCTCGAACTGAACCAGTGCCATCTCGCTCATCTGCGGGCAACGCACCATTAGCCCGGCTCTTCTTGTTTGACAGGATGTCAAGAGAACGACGAGGAGAAGGAACAGGACCAGACAATATGTCGAGAGCTTCCTTTGTCCGCTCAAGGTCTTCATGCAATTCCTTCCTGACCGCCTTGTCGAAGCCACCCCTTCTGGCCTGAAGGAACAACCAGGTAACCATACCAAGGCAAGCAATGGTGGTTACGCCAAGGACCAGGACTACGGTTGTTGTGGTCATTCCGCATTCCTGGCCTTTCCTGCATTGGCACCGAGAAAATTCAAGACCTTGAGAAGAAGGTCCACGATCTTGTCGTCGGACTTGTTGGGGGTCCACATTGAGATCACGGCAAACCCGCCGATGATCTGCAATGCAGCATCCAAGAATGTGGGTATTGCGTTCACGAGTTCCATCATGCTGTCCATCATTCTCTCCCTACTACGAGCGTAATGACCCAAGCAGCAGCAGTGACCAGTGTTCCTGTCACTGCAACAGCGGTGTAAACCTTGGCAACCGTAGCAGCAACGGTGGCCTCTAGTTTCCTGAGAATTTCGTCGTGCATATCGAGCACCAGCTTGGTATTTCTCAGGTCATGGCGTATCTCCTCGACGTGGCGAGTCATGTTTCCCCATTCTCTTCCAGTCGGGCCGCCATTTTCATCGGGCATGTCACTCTGGGGCCACGCAAGTAAACTCAAAGACATTGATGACAGCATCTTGAACTGTCAAGGTTCGACCCGCGTCCAGGCTGAAGACCCTGATGACATTTGTACTTTGGTACTCCGAGTTTACCCGCTCGGATATCCCGTGAAACACATGAGGGTCTACCTCTACGTTAGGCTCGCCTTCTTCTTCTTGGCCTGAATTTACACCTAGGTATTTCACGGTGCAGTCTTGTGCCTGGGCTGTGGCCAGGGCAGGTGAGATCAGAAAGAAGAAAAGCAGTATGAGTTTCATTACTCCACCTTCAGTGTGACCATGCACACGGCATTGATGTTGTCGAGGTCGCCAGAAGCAGCAGTGTCGATGTTTGCCAGAACAACCATACTGGCGACATCAGCGGTTACACCGATCTCAAAGTTGGGAGTGGCCGTCACACTTACGCCACCCGCATCGTTGCTGTCTAGCGTGACGGTAGTGGTATCCACCCCCACGCTATCCCCGTCTCTCCATCCGACCTTAAAGTCCAGGTCCTCTGTATCGACAGGGCTACTGGTTGGCAGCGGAAAGGTCAACATGCACTCGAGCTTGGTGGCTGTCCACTTGACACCCGCAGGCTTGAAGGCGTCGTTGTACCGCCAGGACCCTGTGGTGTCTTCGTCCCAGTCTCTTAGACCCGTTCCATAACAGTCATAGGTGGTAAGGAAGTGGGTTGTGGTAGACGTACCAAAGTAGCCACCTGAAACAGACTCGATGATGGGCGTCCTGTGCATACAGATCCAGTCACTACCATCGAAGTCTTCCTGCTCTGCTCCAGCGAGCCTGAAGGTACGGGAGTCGTAGACCGCAGCAGACGCAGCGGGAGCGGGGGCTGGCACTTTCTGTATGTCTCCAGCATAAGAGATACTGCTTGCAGCCAGCAGGAGGAAGGTAATAAGCCAGCTCATTCCGTCGTAACCTCAATGGTTGCCATGCAAATAAACTGCGCGTTGAACATATCGTTGGGATATCCAGCAGCCGCAGGCCAGTTGGTGACTGAGTTCATTTCAACCCAACCAGTAGGTGCCCAAGTGAATGAGTTCGCAGCCGCTTCCGGCGTGTACATGGGGTCTGCACCCGAAGCGACATAGGTGCCATCGGCCTGGAGCGCAACGCTGAGGGTTACGACATCGTTGTCCATGGCTTCTGCGGTCAGATCTCGAGCTGCGAAATTGAAGACGACATCAGCGCTTGCTGATCCACCGACCTGCGTATTCCCATGTGTCGCAGTGGTCCCTTGATCGTATCCCCGCATTCTCATGCAACTGTAGTTCTTCCATGTCCAGTCCAAGGCACCTGGCAACATGTGACCTACATAAGTATGCGAGAAGGCAGGCCCATCAGGTGTCGAGACATCGCTGTCTTCGTCCCACTCTGCATAGTACCCATCTGGATCAAGGTCATCGCAGCCTGCGTATAGCCAGCCATTGGGTGTTCCAGCGATCCACGGCTTGTCAGTCAGGAGCCAAGGGTATCCCACCGACTCACCTGTAGTGACCACACTGAAGTAATTCTGCCACTGGTACTGAGTGGACATACAGACGCCTTCCGCATTGCTTACACGATACTCAACTGAAACGGCGTAAGTCTCATAGTCAACCCAGGTATAGACACGCTCAATGGCCTGGTCTCCACCCCCTCCACCACCGAGTGCAGGCGCGAATGCACTGGTACCCGCCTCGACATGGAGAGGCAGGAGCAAAAGCATCGCGGCGAGAAGGCTGCCCCACATACCTACCTCTGATGGACTTTGATCGTGATGTTCGAGCAGTCGGTGTCAGTTGCAAGAACGGCATACAGGTAGGGCAAGAGTGGTGCTGCCTGCCCGTCGATGAGAAGGATGGAAGTGCCCGTCGTATCTGTTGCATCGAGGTTCAGCACCCCGACGCTGTGCCAAGGCTTCCCTCCTGTACCAAAGGCACTGTCCTCCGATCTTGTATAGATGGTGGCAGTGCCAGCCGCAGAGCAGTCATCATTCCTTGCAAGCTCAATGGCAACGCTCTCGAACTGGTATATGCGGACAGGTCCACATAGATCAGGGTCGGCGGCTGCCACCCCATCACAAAGAAGATCGCATCGAGCGTTCCCCCAAGTAGCCCCATCGGTGCACTTCGCTGCGAATGCAGGCGAGGCAAGCAACAAGCCCACCATCAGTACGATCCACTTCATATCATCCCCCCTACTGCACCACCCACTGTCCAGAAGGCGATGTCTGTGAGTCTGTTGAGCCCGAGCTTCTTGTCACCCGTGGCCTGCATCTGTGTCACCTCACGTACCAAGCCAAGGAACATACCCATGAGTGCTGTCTGTATGACAGGCATGGGCCAGGGTATGGTGCGTACAAAGATCACTACCATGAAGGCAGCGAGTACATGAGCGAGCTGGTTGATGATGGAACTCATGTTGGCTTGAGACCGATGGCGAGGTAAGCCATGTAGTCATTTTGTGAATACATCTTGAGGCCCGTGGTGCTAGAGACGTAGCACCACTCTGCTCTTGACTGCCCGCCAGTGGGGTCGTTGTCTTCTCTGATACCAGTGCCACCCACAACAAACCAGACAACAGAAAAATGGTCGCTTACGTCTATTTCCACCTCCGTCTGCGTGTTGGCAAGTACATGGTCAAAGCGAATACGGAAAGGGCCGATGTCGATGTTCCCCTGTTTTACTGCGCCACCACCTTCTCCGGTTGCTACATTAGTCGCAGCCGTAATAGCTCCGACCGTAATATCCTGATCGATCTCACTCAACTCATAAGTGCTGCCACCGCTTGCCACACGCACCAACTTGGACACATCGCCGCTTGCACCTGTTAGGTTGGGGGTTGCTTCAAAGCGAGGGATGTCAAACTCGTAGCCAGTTCCCGCAGCATTGACCTTCAATGTCTTTGCTGCATCTCCTCCCCCACCCGGTGCGGGTACATTCAGAGCATTGGTTAGGTTGGACAAGAGCACCCAGGGGTTCGATCCGTTTCCATCGGAGTAGTAAAGATCCCTGGTGTTCGTTTCGTAATAGAAGCCCTTCCCAAACGCAGCGGTACCTGGCTTGTCTCCAGATGTACCAGCTTGGAAGTTCTCTACATCCCCCTTGTCATAGGGCACATCCAGCGCAGCTCTCCATGCCGGGTTGTCTGCAAGAGGAAGAAGCGTTTGACCAGCGTCTCCAACAGAGACAGAGCCGGGGCTTATAGTCGATACTGCGGTAGCGGTGACCTCTCCATTTGCATCGAAGCTCATCAGCTTGTTGGCACGGTCGGCCTTGTCGGGCAACTCCATTGCCGTATCGCTGTCTGTTGCCCCCGTAGTGTCACTTGCCTTTACGCGTACCGATCTCTTCCTGAAGAAGTCCAGCTCTTGAGACTGCACTGCTGCGAGATCCAGGTCATTCGACAAGGTGGTACTGGCAAGACGTCCACCTGGTTGGTACGTGGTTTCTTGGACGATGGGCGTGGAGCGAACGATGTGCCAAGTGGTACCGGCAGGGATGGTGGCAGCCGGGGTGATGCGGAATGTAGATGTATGGTTGGAAGGCGTAGTCTTGGCGATGGTATAGTCAACGCCAGAAATGAGAAGGGTTCTCACACCCGTGGCAGCTACGATCTTGTTGATGACTACATCGCTTGTCTCAACACCTACAAAGTCAGTCGTGAAAGCACCGGAAGATGACCCAGCTACAGTGAATTTGACGGTGGTGTTTGTCACGCTCATCGGAATGGCACTCCTTCTCGCAACCCCGGTATTCCCATGGTTCCTGAGTCGAGGGTAAAGGCAGTCTTTCTTCTCATCTGGTACTCCATACCTGAGAAGGCATCTCGAAATGTCTTGTTGAAAAGGAAGTGGTTGTTCAGCCAGGTCTGCCTTCGCCAGGCATTCCACTCGGCCTTGCGAGGCTGCTCTCCGAACAGAGCGATGCCCGTCACGGCAGCACCCATCTTCCCTGCATCTACAAGGGTGCTTACGCTTGGGCCAAATGTCTCCGTGAAAAGGTTTCTGTTTGTGTAGAGAAACTCCTTGTCTACAGAACCCGTTAGCACGTTGCCAATGGTAGCCTTTCCGTTGGTTGCAAACCCCATCCAGGTGTTGATGTCATCCAGGATCCCCGTGAAGCCTGCCCTGCTTACGCCGTTTCGCAGCCACCAGATCAGCCCATCCTCATCGTCAATACCGGGGACATTCCATCCGCCGGCCTGTGCCTTGAGGTAGATGGAAAGCATGGCAAAACCAGTAGCGATACCAGCACCCGTGATGAATGCAGCATCGGGACGCTGAAGCGCGGGGATCGTGGTCTGCATCGTAGAGGCAAAGGCGAATGCCTTGTACTGAAGGACAAAGCGACCCATGTCTCGGCTCATAAAGAGGGGGCGATCACCCACACCTGGGGTGTTGATCGTCGAGTCGATCCCTGAGCGGAGTGCAGATCGGAACTTCTGACGAGCGCCGCTGTCATTCCATGTCTCAGTCTCAAGGATACGAAGCCTGCTCTCGACTGGCTTGTCCTTCACCTGGTTCCAGATACGGAAGGCATCGCTGCCACCGTCGGTAGCTCGAGCCTCACTCGAGATGCCAGCTCGAGCCAACTCCTCAATAGCCTCTTGGATCTCTGCCTCACTGGCCTCTAGTCCATCCCACTTCCTACCAGTCGCAACGATCTGCGTATAGTCGATGATACGCTGAGCGATCATGACCCCAGACCATTGCTTCAAGTGCTGGTTCCATGCTGATAGTCCATTGATGATGGACATCTCATCGGAGGCAGTGGCAAGCATCCTCTCGAAACGGTTGACACCATAGCCACCACCCAGGTCGTATAGATCCAGGGTGCGCCTGTTCGTCCACCAGTCTGCTGCTGTCCCTGCAAGCTCAGCCTCACGGGCGTTGAGCTTCACAGTGTCCCAGTCGCGGAAGAGGGTGCGTATCCCCGTGCCGTAGACCCGACTCAGACCCATGACCATGGCAGGCCGGACCAGGTCCGGGATACTCGAGAGCATGAAGGTGCCGCCATCCGTCAGGTAGTTGTGCCTTCTAAGTGCCATGGCACCCCGACGCACCAGCCCATGCGGGTCCTTCGGTATGGCGTATGTGTGACGAAGCAGATCGACTGAGGCTTCCAGGTCCCTCCGGTCAGACTCCATTTGTCGCATGAGCTTTCGTCGCTCAATGGAGCCAGGAGGCAGGGCGTCCACACGAGCCTGCATCTGGGAGAATGTCGAGTTGAGTAGCCTGCGGAGGCTGGGGTCAGGCTTCCAATACTGGCTCCTCTTTGCTGTGGAGGGTGCCAGTCGCATGTCCAAGCGAGCAAGCTCGATGTCAGCAGGGGTACTTCGGAACCAGTATTTGAGAATGACGTCGATGTCATTCTCCAGGAAGCCTGCATCTCCCCACATCTTGTCATCGCCAGGCACCTTGCGGGCTTCTCCGGCCCTCGTCCTTCGCTGGTTGAATACCAGCGGATCCAGCCTGCCCTCTGGCCCAGCGAGGATGGCCTCGTGCATACCCTCTGCGATCTCAGTTGCATCTATGTCGGTATGGCCCTGGTCTACAAGCTCCTTCTTTACGATGGCAAGCCATTCATCCCGGTCGTCTACCAACTTCTGAATGTTCCAGACTCGGGTCACGTAGCTGTTGTTGTAGACCTCAGCCATCTCGAGGGGCAACATTCTGACAGACACCATGGCTCTTCGTGCTGGATCAAAGAGCTCTCGACGTATCATTTGAGCTGCCTTCGTTACCTCCTCGATAGGAACCTCACCTGCGTAGGGGGTATCGCGATCCCCGTTTCTCAAGGCACGAGTGACCCGCTCATAGAAGTGCTTGGGCGTTAGCCCCTTGCCCTTTCCTTTTGCGCGCTCCTTCAGGGCTGTGATGCGGGAAGCAGTGAGTGAGGGCGCATCGGTAGTGGGCTTTCCATTCAGCTTCTCGACCGCATTGACGTAGAGGTTGGGAAGATCCTGGAGGATCTTGATCTCTTTGTTTCTCCAGTTGACATGGATGGCGCTCTCAACGCTGTCGATCTTGGGCTTGCCATCTGCGTACTCTTTCATCCATATAGGCCCGTAGTCCAAGAGCATCTGCCCGATCGTCCTGCTCTCGTCGAAGTCAGACAGAAGAAGCCTGAGCTTGGGGTTGTGTCTCAATATGCGCTGAAGCTGCTGCTCATCTACTCCAAGTATGCTTTGCATGTGATGGCCGTAGGCACCGCCGGGTCCTAGTACGTCATAGGGCTGGTGCCCTCTGCCAGTCGGGGGCTTGCGGGGTGGCGTTCGTGCATGGGTACCCCTTACGGGCGGTCGATCCCCCGGCTCTACCCCACCGTAGAGATCATCGTCCATCTCAGATCCATCACGTGCAGAGACCAGGTCTTCGGGAGTCCGAGGGGTGGGATGCGGGCTATCTGCCGTATGGCTTGCATGACCCATGTTGCCCGCTTCCCAGGCATCGAGCTTCTCAACAGTCTTGGGACCCACCCCCTCTACATGCTTTTGGAGGTCAGCAAAGCTGGTGATCTGCTGCTTTGTTTCTTCGGGCAGTGCTGCAATGCGAGCCATCACTGCCTTGTTGAGGATCATTTTTCCGTTGGCGTCAACTAGCCCCTTCAACGGTTTCCCGTCTTCGATGCTCTTCATGTAGCTTGGGCTGAGCAGGAAGTTGATGAGCCGGAAGCCCTCGGCAGGGCGCTCTAGGTTGGCGTGGTCAGGTGCAGCACCCGTGCTTCGTATGCCTATGCCATCTCCGGGCGAACCTGTCATGCCACTCGCATACTTTCTTGCCACCTCTGGGCTTGTGCCCCATACAGCCTGTATGCCTATGACCGCTTCGTCGATGTCAACCTGGTCGTAGAACCCTTCAGGTATTCCATCCATTGCCTCTGGATCGTTGGGGTCTTTCCATGTATTGACGTTGGCATCTTCTCCATCTTCTAGCCGCGCGATGATGTCGTGCCCCTGGGACTCCGCTTCCCACTTGAGCGCGACGTCCGCATCTGAGAGCTCTCGGTCTGGAGTCATGAGAAGCTCAACTATTCTTTCGTTGGTAACCGTAGGCGTCGGTTCTCCCTCGGGTACAGGGTCGTAGACCTTCTTCACAACCGTGATGGGTTTGCCATCGGGACCCTGGATCTCTACTGTTTCTTCCCGGTAACTGGTTTCAGTTGCGGGTACTACCCCTTCAGGCTCGACCTCGCCACGAGCGATCGCTGCCATCCTTCCTTCGGTGGGAAGCTCTCCTCCCGCAGCAGCAAGCTCTTCGGGTATCTGAATAGTCTCACCTGTCTCCGTCTTTACCCTTGTACCTGGCAGGCGAGGGCTAGCATGAAGCTGCTCATGTCTTGACATAGACCCAGTACCGACGTGTGCGGCTGCACGGGTTGGGTCAAGTAGTCCTCGTTGTGCGTAAGCAATGATGAGGTGGCGCGTAAAGGTGTCCAGGGTCTTGATGCGTTCGTTTTTCCTCGGGTCGCTGTGCCTTGCACCTATGCCGGTGACGATCTCCTCGGGCTTACCCTCAAGCTCCAAGATGCTTTCGATGCGGGACAGCTCACTCTCTGCCCTGGCGATCTCTCGGTCGATGATCTCTAGGTTCTTCTCGAGACCTGGCGTTTCGACTGGGGACTTTCCAGGTACCCGTGAGACGGAAGGACCCATGCCGCCTCGCTCTGAAAGAAGCTCAGCGATAGCCGGGTATCTCAATACGTTGTCTTTGACTGTCTTGAGCCGAAGAACAGGATCTTCGATATGGGTTGCTGCTACCGCACGGAGGATGACGAGGGTTTCATGCAGGTCTTCAGCCCACTTCTCATCAAGACGCTTCCGCTCCTGGTATGACTGGATCTCGGAGGGACCACGTTCTGTTTCCCTGTGGACCCGCTCCATCTTGCGGTCTTTGCCCTCAAAGAGCTTGTGGCTGGTATCTGCGGCTGTAGTCCTATCACCTGGTACGAAGGCCGAAATGCTTTGTACTTCTGCTGATGCAAGCCTCAGCTCATTTCGCGCGTTGATGAATGCCTGTACACGCTCGAGCAATTCTTCTGTCGCACCATCTTGCCGAAGGCGCTCGAGCACAGCTTCCGTGTCTCCAGCCTCTTTGAGTTGGCCCTCTTTGCCTAGCGGGGTAAGACCTACGATCTCTTCGCGAAGTGCTGCAAGGAAGTTTGCAGGGCTTGGAAACTGACCGACAAGCCTCGCGTGAAATTCGTCTGTATCTCTGAGCCTTCCAAACTCAAGGCGTCTTCCTGTGTCTTGTACCTCGGCCCTGGCTTTCTTTGCTCGGTTTATGGCTCTCCTGTTGGAAGCGTAAGGCTTGCGTCTACCCTCTTCATCGGGCGTCCTTGTGACCTGGAGCTGGGTGGGTTCTTCGACCCTCTCCCCACGGAAGGCAGTCCCCATGCCTCGTAGGTCTTGCTCCCCTAGCTCCTCACCCTCGTCTAGTCGGCCACCAGTCGGATGCTGCTCGCTAATGACAACAGGGATCTTGGCTGCTTCGACCTGTTTCTGGTCCCATTCCGATAGCAGCTTGTTGACCTTTGCTCTGTAGGCATCGACGTCCCCAGCCTTCGCCAGTGCATTTAGCTCGTCGATCTCCTTTTGCGATGGGGTCCACATCCCACCCATGAGGTCATCTTCTTCCATTCCCCTTCGGCCACCCCTGCTCAGGGTTCGGACGATAGGGATAACCTGCTCTTCGTCTGTGGATATTCGCTGAGGGACGCCGTTCTCGAGGACTACGTCTACCTTGCTACTCAGGACATACCGGGTGCCCATGTCAGAGATGTTCCGCTTGACGGCTCCCTCTGCGTTTGCAGGAAGTGCCTCGAATGGGCGCAGGAAGTAGACCTGCATGTACCCCTTCATTGTTGTCCTGGGATCTACAATGAAGCCTCTCAAGCCATCGACGTGTACGATGATCCCCTTCCAGGCAGCAGTGTCTTTCCAGTCAGGAAGTACAGCAGATGCTCCACGGGCAGGGATAGTGGGTACGCTAAGCGGCACCTCGAGCGCATCGTCTTGGGAGATCTCCCTTGCCCTCTCCACCATGAAGCTCTTGATCTCTGCGATCTGCCTTCTCCAGGACTCGTATCGCTTTCCTCCTCTCTCAGTGCGCCATGCCGGAAAGAGGGGCTCTTTCCCCCTTTCCTTACGTCTCGCGTCTTTGCTTTGTCGCCTCTTTAGGAGTGCGACACTCTCCGCCATCTTTGCTTCTAGCTCGCTTATTCGGTTCAGTGCCTTCTGTAGGGCCACGTCCCGGTGAGCCATCGCGGCAGCGTGCTCCCACTTAGTGATCTCCTTGCGAAGGCCCTTCGGTCGCTTGGGGTATTTCGCGCGGTAGACATCAAGGAGAGACTTGTACCTGCCAGGGTTCTTTTGTTTGATGAAAGCGAGTGTGTCCTCGATCTCATCCCACTTGCGCTCTTCGCCGAGCAGCTTGTGAAATTTCAGTAGCGCGTGCTTGTTCGCCGCCCTGATGCGCTCAGCTTCCTCTTCTTTGCGCTCGTGGGTGAGGAAGGACCGCCTCTCTTGCGCGAGTTCTTCCTTTTGCTCCCGGTAGCTGCGGATCTTTTCTTCGACCCCCTGGATCCTTTCTTCTGCAATTCGTATTTCCTCCTGGAGAAAGATGGTATCAGGGGCTCCAGCTTCATCTCGGCGCATGGATAGCTGCACCCTCAGTTCAGCAAGATCCCGCTGCATTCGCTTTAGGGTATGGGCCGTCAATGATGCGATGTTGGAGCTTACCCTGGAGAGCTCTCTAGTAATGGCAGCCAAGCTGCTTCGGTCGATCTCTAGCTCTGCTTTGCCAACGGACTCTTCGGCTGTCCTTGCCTCTGCGTTGGCCTCATCGAGAAGAGCCCTCTCCTTGGAAAGTGTTTGCTCGAAGGCAGCGCTGGCCTCTTCCCCTTCCCCATCGGCTAGGGCTCTGGCCTCGCCATCTGCCTTGTCGTAAGACTCTTGTCGGTCCTTTGCAGTCTGTTGTGCCCTGTCGCGTTGTTGTGCGAGTTGAGCGTGGTGCTTTCGACGAGCATCCTCTTCCAGGTCATGTGCCTTTTGGAGGTCATTGGTCGCTTCGTCCATCTCATCTGCGATGCGAACCTGCTCATCAAGCTCTCGGTTGATCTGTGCCCGAGCCTCCTCGATCCTTGCTTGGTCTTGTTCGTCGGTTGTTCGTGGAGCGCGATCCAACTCTTCGCGAGCAGCCTTCAGAAGATCCTCGGGGACCAACCCCTCACGCCTAATGTATGCCTCTACCGTGAGGCCGGCGGCATCTGCTCCAGCGTAAACAGTCGTGTCGAAAGCATCAGGAGGCCGTGAACTTCGTGCAAGGGCTACTTCTCCATCCCTAACAAAAGCACGTTTCCTGATCTCGCTGGCTGTTTCCTTGAATACTCTGCTGCCGTAGTGATCGACTATGTCTGGATCTTTGACAAGCCACTGATCCTTAGAGATCGCATTGACCGGGTACCACTCGCCAGCCCTCTTGCCGGATGCGCCACTAGAAGACATATAGAAAATGACTTCTGTGCCGTCTGCGTATCTAACGCGAACCCAGTCGCGGAGATCGCCAACTTGAGCCGGAAGCAAGTCGTACTCAGCCTGTGATGCACTGACGCCAGCATCATCCAACAGACGCCCTTGCTCCTTCAACTCTGATACTTTGCTAATTACTTGCTCATTGTTTTTGCGGGATGTAACAGTAGTTTCATCTATGTAGTCTTTTGCCGTTTCCTCGATACTCCGCCAATTCGCCCCAACCGGCTGCTCGGGAGCCTCAACTGTGTCTTCCAGAGCTTCGCGGGTACGGTCTTCATCGAGTCTGCGGGCAGACGCTTCAGCCTCCGCTTCTGTCGGCCCTTCTCGTTCGGGTCTCCTGGGACCCTTGTACTCCTCAGCTATTGCCTGGGCCTCGCTAAACGCTTTTTCTTTGGGTGTGCGATGGCCGAGTTGCTTGTCTCTTGCTGTTAGGGCTTTGACCTCAACAAAGCCAAGCTCCTCTCCGTCCATGGTCTTTGCCACGTACCCATTTCGTGACTCAGACCAAGTGACGCTCGCAACCGTGCCCCTTGAGGCTTCTCTTGCTGCCTCAGTTCTTTGAGCGGCTGCTTCAGCCTCTCTTTCTAGAGCCTGCCTTCTTGCTCTTTCTACTGCCGCACGCTGGCTGGGCGTTAGATCGACAGCTTGATCCCCTTCTGCCAGAATTTCGTCCGCGCGTTTCTCTGCTCGAACCTCAGCGAGTCCTTCCTGATAGGCAGCACGGGCTCGAGCAATGGCGGAGTCTGCTCTGCTTACCGCCTCTTGAACCCCGGACCTGGCAGTAGCCACTTGCTCGCCGAGTTCAGTATCAGCGATACGGCGAGCGAGCTTTCTCGCATCAGCCGCAAGCTGAGATACCACCTCATGGGCACGAACGGGGATGCTTTCGCCCCGCGGCACACCAATGGCATCGTGGTAGTAGCCTGAAATTACATGGCCTACCCCGTTCCAGTATGCCTTGTTTGCCGCCACCGAAACCGTACCGACTGCGCCACCGAGTAGAGAGCCAATGAGCGGTGCACCCAGCACGGCGAAGACACTCTCTTCAACGGGACGGTTTTCTTGGGTGAGCTGTAGTCCTGTCTCTCCCATGGTGGCACCAATGAACCCAGTCTTGGCACCCGCACCAGCAAACTGACGGATGGTCTTGGCTCCCTTGAAGAAGAAGCCCATTGGCACCAGGTTCTCTGGAGATATCACACCCATTGCGAGTCGCGAGAAGAAGCCATTGACCGGGTCTTTGTCTAGAAGGTTCCGGTCTTCCTCTTCTTGCATGAGACTCTGGTTGATCCAGTACGCCTCTCGTTCCGTGGTTGCACTGGATAGGAGTATCTTTCCTCGATGGGACTGGAGGTATGGATACTTCTCGAAGATCTCATCGTTCCAGAGGTCTTCTCTGTTTTCATGCCTGGCAAGGCTCCTGGCCTCTGCGAGGTTCGTGTAGTTGTGGAGGTTGCCACCGAGGAAGTCCAACCTTCCGGCAGCACTGAGCAGATCTACGAAGTTCGGTTCGGGCTCTGACTGGAAAGAGACTCCCGTAGGAAGTTCGTCGGGCTTTCTCTCTTGAAAGGGGTCCCAGACCTTACCTTCCAAGCGCTCTGCAAATTCCCTAGCGCTCATTGAGCCCTCAAGCTGTCGAGGATGTTGGGTACATCAGCTCCACTATGCCTGGGCTTCGGCCTGGTCATCTCGTCTTCGTCTATGCTCATTCCAAGGGCAAGGCGCATCTCTTTGTGGACCTGGTGGTATGCGAAGTCCCCAGATCGTGTAATTTGAGCGTAGCCAAAGCTATGACTCATCATGGGAGGAGACACGATCTTGCTGAGCTGTACTGCAAGTTGCCGTATGGCAAGTGGGTCTTTCTTGAGCCGAGTCCTTACATCGGAGGAGAGAGTCCCCATTCTTTCTGATACAGAGACAGATGAGTTCTCGACCCGCATTTGCCCCTCATGCAAGGCCTGGAAGATGAGGTCATTGCGGATGCGCTCAACCCTGCGTTTTTGCACGAGCAGAGTTTTCTCTGCCCACTCTGTTGGAGAGAACGTCTTGGGGTTTTGAAGCGTCCCAAAGCCCCTTACATGGTCGTACATGTCGTGGAATGATCGAGTCTTGCTGTCGAAGTGCTGCATGTCGAAGGTGCCATCACCGTTCCCTCTGTAGCGGAGCCCCCAGATGTCACCTGCCGCGTAGAGCTGACGAGTCTGTAGGTACCGGAGCGCCTTTCGCATGTCTATGCCAAACTGGTTGGGATCATTCTTGTCCACTGTGAACAGCTCGGCAAAGTTCGTCGCTGTGTAGTATGTGTTTCCGTTGGCTTCGGCGTCTTCTTTGCTTTGACCCCATAGCTTGCCGGTGTAAGCTGGACCAGGCCCGGCCACAGCTATGTCGCGCATACCGACGCCCTCAACGACTACGGCAGGCATGGCCTCTGGGTGCTCCTGGAGGTACTTGTTCCTTTCCTCGACCGTATCGAATTTGACTCTGTTGCCCTCTTTGTCCACTGCGTAGTTTTCAGTTGCAACAATGTTGGCGAGAGACATGTAGGCTTGTAGGGCCTTTGGGTCATTCAAGCCCATTAGCGTTGCACCCATTTCTTTCATGAAGTCCACTGTCGTCAGATCCCAGCCAAGCCTTCCTTGGGACTCTGAATACATCGCGGATCGCTTTGAGGCTACTTGTATGATGTCTTGGCCCCATTGAAAGATGGAAACTGGATCTGCAAGAGCCCCGCCCAATATGAACTCAAACGCCTCGCCGGCGTTGTCGAACCCATCTGCCCAGATACCCTGACCTGACCAGTTGGCAGGAAATATGAGCTTGCCCTCGGCACCACGGACGGTGTCTGGCATGAGGAGCCTTCCGGCTGCAACGAGGCTGAAGAGGTTTTGCCCGACAGCCCTCACTTCTGCTGCTGGGACGTACTCGGATGGGTACAGGCCCTCGATCATTGGCTCCCTAGAGAGGGGGTGTTGCTTGATCTGCCCTCCGTAGTCCTCAAGCTCCCTCCCCCATCCACCCCTTACGAACATGGCATCTACAGCGTGTCGGGTGGCACCCTCCCAAGAGCCATCGGTGAGCGCATAGCCATCCTTCATGGCAGCACGGAAATGGAGCATGAAGTCCATGAAGGCTTCACCCCCAGGTTGCTCCCGGATCTTTGCTCCATCCTCTGTTTTGATGAAGTTGTCCTGCCAGTACTCAAGGATGGGCTCGATGGCCACATCCCACTCTACGCCCTGCCTTTCCATTTCCGCTTCCAGGTCGTTCCAGATGGCGGTGTCGAAGAATACGCCTGTGCCGATGAAGTGCTTGAAGGCCTCTGCGTTGACTTGCTCGATCTTCGTGGCCGTGAGTATCGGGAGGCCGGTGGCCTCGGAGATCCTCGTCTCCCCGTTGGGGTCCTTTTGTACCCACCCTGCCATTTGCTTGCTTATTGCTTGTGCTCGGTCAGAGGTTTCATCGGAAAACACCTCCCATTGCCTTTCGGCCAAGGTGCGGGCTTGGTCGAAGGTTGGCGACTGCTTGTTGCTAGGGTGGGTTAGGTTCACGATCTCTTGGAGTATGAAGAGCGGCTTGTCCTCTAGGTATGGATCGAGTGCCTCTACACCCTTGTGGCGAAACTTTCCATCTAGCTCATGAATGGCCCCAACCACGGCCTTCATGTCCTGCTGGCTTCCAGAGGACCAAAGCCGTGCCCACTGGCTTCCGGTTTCTTCTGGCAAGTATCCGTAAGTGCCAAAGAACGCTGTGTCAAATTTTCGTACGGCAGTCGGATCAGTTGCGTCTAGGCCGTGTGTCTTCGCAAGCGTGGCGTGAAGAATGTCAAATATGCCCTGGTTTGATGGGTCAGTGCCGTCGTATTGCCCATTGCCACTGAGTATTAGGTTTGCCGCCCTGTAGTTCTTCAACTGCTCATCTGTAAGCTGAGTGGCTGCTGCAAACTTGTTGAGCAGTGTGAGTTCATCTCTTTCGTTAAGGATGCCCCTGCCCCTCAAGTTCGCGAGATGTGCCTGGATGAGTCTCTCGTCACCAGAGGTGTAGATCGTTTCTACGTCTAGCTGAGATGCAGCACGCTGAATGAATGCCGAGTAGTCAGCAGATACATGCTCCCGGTCCTTGCCAAGCAGAAGCTCGATCTCGGCAATTTTTCTCCTCATGGTCAGGAGGTTTGTACCCCTATCTGTGGGGTTTCCATCGGTAAATGGAACAGGACCCTCGTGCTGACGCCACACTTCCCTGTCAATTTCAGTGGCTTGCTTTCTGAATGCCTCCTGCTCTTCAGGAGATAGCCCCATTTCCTTGGCTGCGTCGGGGTTGCTGAGGATGTCTTGGAGTGCGCTGTTCCTTGGAATGGGGTGGGGGTCTGGGAAAAACCAGCGGGCTGCTCCAGCAAGAAGAGAGTGCGCCTCTCCCCTTTGCTCTTCGGTAATTCCAGGGATCTCGTCAAGACCTTCCATGAGGTCCACGAGATAAGAACGAATGGACGCCTCGTTGTCTGGCCCCCAAGAGTTCATTGACTCTCGCACCAAGGCGCTCAGATCGACTGCATTTTGCAGCCACTCGTCAAGCGTATCTGCTTTGTACTGCTTGTACTCCTGGCCCGTAAGGCCGTAGATCGCGTTTTGATGGGTAATGTGTAGAGACTTGAAGCGTTCGTCCGTTTCTATCAGGTCTGCGTTGGCCTTTGCAGCCTGCTCTGCCGGGAGCTCTCTCTCGTTCTGGTGTATCTCTTGGACGAGTTTGTCGTAAATACCTTGGCTTTGCTGTATTTCTCTAGCGCGCTGCCTTCCACCATGTCCCATTTCTACCCGTGCAATGGCTAGATCTCGGATCTCGTTCTGTTCTGGGGTATTGCCTTGCAAACTTTGCAGTCCTGTGAGGTCGTCTCTGATCTCGAATTCCTGAACTGCGGCGGCGAAGTCGTCAAGTGCGATGCCCGTCTCCATTGCGAGCAGCCTGTTCTGAATGGCTCTTGTATGTGGGCTTGGCGGCAACTGAGAGAGAAGCCCCTGCGCTTCTTGTGCGAAGGCAATGTCTCCCGTTGACTGTGCTACAGCAAGCATAGAGGTCGCGAGTTGGACTGTGTCCTCATAGAATTTTGTTTCTATTTGGTTGTTGAGTCTTACTGCATCCTCTGGCTTGACAACTTTGTTGAAGAGGGGGTGCTGCATTTGCGCCTTTGCGCCATCTGGGTCCCCTGCGGCAGAGAGCATGGAGGCGTTTCCTAGAAGGAAATTGGCGATGCCAGACCTTGCGAACTCGTCTACCCCTTCTTGCGTCAAATGGCCCTGGGCGAGCGCCTCCATTGCAGGGGCCATGTAGTCAGGTAGCCACCGCTCGAGCTCTCTTCCCTTGATGAGTGCATCAGAGAGAGACGACTGTCCGTGCATCTCTAGGTTGGACACGACTCGCTTGTTCGCTCTTTCTGTAGCCACGCCCATTGCAATGCGGCGGCCATCGGATAGCTGACGACCGATGCGAGCTTGTGCGAGTGGCATTGTGGCCCGGTCAATACCGCTTAGTTGCGGGAGGATACCCTCTACCCTCTTCTCGTACTCAGGGAGTATCTCGTCCACGGCGTTTGGGTTTTCGTCTACCCACTGAGTGAAGTCTTGTACGGCAAGGTTTGCTTGCGTACTGACTTCTAGCTCTTGGGCAAGCGCAGAGGACCGGGCCATCTTCTCGAGATATTGGTTGGTGATCTCGGGAATGGCAGCCATTGTTTTGGCTGCGGTAGAGGGCTGAGCACCGCTGCGTGCAGTCCTGTATGCAGATGCGGGTGCATCAAGGGGCGTGAGCTTGATCTCTCTTGCCATCAGAAAGGCCCGGCCTCTTTGGCGTAAATATCTAGACCTAGCTCTTCAGCATAGAACTCGTCTACGGTGCGGGTATCGAAGCGGGTATCTTTCGGCTTCGGCGTTGTGCCTGGTGCCTTGGTTTCCTCCGGTGGGCTTCCTGCTGGAATGGCCTGAAAGAAGCTATAGGCTGCACTGGCAATGCTTTGGTACCCCTGCATTCTGTAAGCATCGGCCTTGGCCTGAGACTGCGACAGGTAATACTGTGCGTAGTTCTCGTAGTCCTGTGCGGCATTCAAAGCATTTTGCCATGCGCGATCCCTCTGTACCGCCAAGACCCTGTCGGGGCTATCGCCCGGCCTGGTGGCGGAAACGCCGCGTGAGGCGTATAGCCCCATTATCGCCTTTTCCTGGAGCTGCCCCTCTTGCAGCTTTTGCCCCATGGCTTTCGTCCCCGACTCACGTAGGCCGGCAGCTACTTGCTTCCCCCCTTCGAGCTGTTGGCTGGCGGCTTGAAAACTACCAATGCTTCCAACTATGCTCGAAAGCCCCTGGAACATGTAGAGTACGTTTGCGCTCATTGAAGGGTCTCCGACACCTTTGCGTATAGGAAGAAGTCCCGGTGGGGTTGGTAGTGCTTTAGCACTCCCTCTTTCGTGAAGCCGTGGTACTCGAGAAGCTCTGTTACCTTTTCAGTAATGTCGGTATTGCACTCTACTGTTGCCTGAAGGCGATGTATCGGCATTGATGTCCACGGGATAGGCATGACCCGCTTGACCGCCAAGGCCATCGCGATAGGACGATGGTAAGCCTCTTTTTCGAGAAGGCTCCAAAGCTCGGCACATCCAGGTGGTCCTGGGGATATGCCAAATATTGCGATGACTCGGTTTTCTAGCTCGATGGAGCGAGCGTAATGGGCGAGGTTGTCTCGCTGTTCTTCCGCGCCAAGCATCTCGCGCCATTTCTCGCTTCCATCAAAGTAGGTAGCGACCTTGATGTTTTGTATGTCGAAAGGAGTGGTAGGCCGAATGTTCATCTTCATCGGTCACTAAACTCAATTCTTGTTTGAGCAGCAAGCACCTGTGCTGGTTGTGGGCCATCGGATGCGAAGTACCAGCTATTGCTTCTGCCTGCGGGTACGTCGATGCGAGTCTCATAGATCCCCGTAAAGAGCGGAGGGACAGTATCTCTGTAGTCTGCGTAGGCGCGCATGACACGAGGGATCAGGCTCTCTGTATCATTACCAACAGAGATGTTGGCCAGCCTATTGCATCGAAGCATCACCTGGACGGGGGTAGACCAGACCATTGAAGTGGATGCCTGGGTCCTCCCTGTCTCTGCTTCGGGCGGGGGCACCTGGGCTATGGCTCTGTAACCAAAGCCTATGGTGACCTTGCGAACGGGGTAGTCCAGTGTGATGCTGCCATCGGATGCCACCAAGACGTCCCTATGCCAGGCTCCATCTGCGAGAACAGACACAGTCTGGTCTGCTAGGTGGGTGAAGCCTGTGAAGGTTTCGGCCATGTCGGTCCCGGCAAGGGTTGAACCACTTCGCACCCCAGTGATGGCAGAAGCAGAGCAGTCAAGAAACTGGGCATCTTGGATGGCATCTTGCTCTGCAAAGCGAGGAGCAACTCGCTCAATGAACCTTCTCGGCCTGGTGATGCGTACATTCCTGTATTGGGTTCTAACAGGAACATCGACGCCGATATCTGTAGAGACCTCGTAGTCGTTGTCTATGTAGAGACCAAAGTAGAAGTTTTCACCCGTGAGGTGGCTGCCGATAGGAATGCGGACTTTTGCCCATTCGTCGATCTCTGGCGTAAATGAGTAGTCCTGTACGCCCTTTGCCTCTCCAATAGCAATTCCACCGAAGAGATGGAAATTGGGAAAGGGTGGCTCCGGGTATGCAGCCAGCCCTCCCGCAGCATCGTGATCCTTCGTAGGTCGCACAGTAGGCGTGGTAGAGAAAATGAAGCCCTGAGATCTCGCAAGCCCGTTTGTCTTGACCTCAAAGGTCAACACGCTATCGGCATATAGCTTGATGGGCGTATCGACGTAGACCCATCGTTCGCCCTGTATTTCTAGGGTGTCAGTGTCGAGGGGGTCCAGGTCCCCGCGCTGCGGGTCATCCCCCCGTTTCTCTCCCGCTGCATATAGGAACTGGTTGGAGTAGCTGATGGTTGTATTCGATGTGGGACTTGAGGCTCCGTCTCCAGTGATATCTATGGGGCTAGCCCCCGTAGATGCGTCAGAGGAGCTCGAGTGAAGCGTTACATGAGTTGAGTCAACGCTTCGTACATAGTAGGTGGTTCCCGTTGTTGTTCCTGCTGGGGCCACGCCGAGTATCTCTACCTTCCAGCCATTAGTAAACGAATGAGAAGGCACGAGTATCTGGTTCGTGGAAGCAGCCCAGCTCACAGCGTCCCGGTCGTAGGCCTGAGCCTGCTGGTGCGCGGTGTTGGTTGTGAAGGCAGACTTGAGGGTTGAAGTCTCCCAGTTGATCCGTGGCGCTTCGGAGGACTCCATTCCTCTCCTGACGACAAGGTAGGCATCGCCACCCCTTGTGCTTGGGAGCGTTGTAGATGCTTCGATGGTCGCGTCAGTGCCGCCCGACATGAACCTAGACCATGCAGAGACCTTTTCCCTTGGGTCAAATGCCAGACAAAGAAGGGTGCCGTCAGAGCGTGGAACATATATGGCCGGGACCGGGTTGCTGGTGGAGCCTCCGGGGGTTATTTGGTAGCCATCGGCCAAGTGGGGGGCGAGGGCAAACAGGTCCATCGTATCGACAGTCTCGGTAGCGGGTTGCCATTCGGCCTGGGACAGGATGGCACCCGACGACTCCACGAAGGTGAGGTACTGCCCCAGAGATACAGGAGTAGTGCGAGCTGCGCCTGTTCGGGTGGCACGCCTGGCGTTGACGCTTGTTGGCGTGATGGACTCGCCCAGGCTTGATGCCATCATCGAGAAGATGCCTGCCTGTGTTCCGCAAAGCAGGATCCTCATAGACCGTATCCAGTAAATGGTGTTGAGATCTTCGGACTGGAGGGTAAAGGTCCAAGCGGAAGCATCCGTTACAAGTCGGTCCCATGGAGAAGTGGATATCAGCTCACCACTCTCGGGGTGTGAAGAGTAAACGGTGCTTTGCTCGTCTGGGCTGAAGTTTTCAAATGCACCGATCTGGCTTCCGTAGAGGGTCTGTGGAGAAGAAGTCGTACCCCCGAGAATGAGTCGCTGCTCATGGAACGCGACGGCTGACGGGTAACCCGAGGCTGCATCTGCCCCGATCGCGCTGAGCTGCCATTCGGATAGAGGGGCGTTAACAGGGCATTCCCTTTTAATTTGGACCTGTGCATAACTCGACTTTGCATCCGCGAGGCCCAGGATGCTGTGAACGCCAGTTCCGTTCCACCCATCTGCAAAAGTAGGATAGACAAGCGCATCGCTATCAATACCAGGGGCGGTGGCAAAGCCAAAGTAGTCCTTGCTTAGAACTCTCAAGTAGTAGGTTGTGGTTGTGTTGAGGTGGCTGGGCAGTGTTCCTGTTGTAGAAAGCGTGCAGCGCTCCTGGTCGGTGAAGCCGTGATCGACCTTGCGTATCCAGGCACTACCAACAATGATGTCTTCTATCGTGACGCCCGAGGTATTCATGTCAACTGGGGAGGTCGCTGCGATAGCTGCATCTCTCCCTGCGTGGACAGTAAAAACCGTGTCACTTGACTTGTTGATGTATAGCTTTGTTGATCCTACGTCATTGACACCTGTTGCCGACTTGAAGCGGACAGGGCCTTCTCCTGTGACAAACGGGTGACTTGTGCAGGAGATAGCGCCCACATCCGTAATGTCTACCGTGGCATCGTTCCCGTCGATATCACTAAATGTGGGGTTGTCAACGGAGAGTATTGTGCCGTACCCCCATGCGTTGACGTCGTCCGGGTCACCAAAGCGTATCGGCTTGCCAATGTCTGCTGGTGAGAAGATGGCCTCAGAGGCCGTTGCAGTTCTCTCTCCTTTTGCCTTGGAGTCCAGAGAGATCGTAGTGTCTGTTCTAAGGACGTGCGGAGATAGCCTCTGGACACCCAGGTATGGCCCATCCTCGAGCACAACATCTTCTAGGTACCAGGCTTGGTCGCCGTAGCGAGTCAGCTTTTTCAGTGGGTGTTGGTCGTGCGCGATATACAGGAGGTCCTTATCTTGAGCGAACTGGAGCTCTCCTATCTGTGATGATGTGTATTCAGTGTCCAGCTTCAGTAGTTGCTCCGCTCCAGAGGACAGCGTTTTTTTGGGGTTGATCCCCCAGGCATTAACGGTGCCTTCGTCTGCAAGCTCTACCGGGAGCCCCGCAGCGCTTTCCAAGTAGAAGGCGCTTCGGGTGTAGCTTGCGCTGGGAATGAGCTTTAGTGTCCCAGATCCCTTTGCCGTGATGTCCACCTTAACTGAGCCCGGCGAGGTCGATAGCGTGATATTCCCGTCCATAGAGGCATGGCTGGAGATGTAGTAGTCAGTGTCTCTGTCAAGGCCAGTCGGCATTGTGCGTGTGCTGGTAATACGGTACGGACCCATGCCTGCCTTGAGATGCCTCGATATACCCACGTCTATCGTGTCGCCTGAGGTGCTGATGGCCGTTCCGTCTTGTTCGCATGTCAGCGTAGAGGGCAGCCTGACTGTGTACTCAGTGCTTGTCGCTAGCCCGCTGGGTGGGTCTGTTGAAAAAGGGTGCAACTCGACAATGGTCCCATCTGTATATCCATGGTTTTCAAACCAGAACTCATCGGTCGCGATCCGTACATTGGACGCCTGGCTTCCTACAAGATCCTGGAAATAGAGAGCCTCGTCGCCCTTCGCAAAATGCAGCGCCCCCCCAGAGAAGATGAGGACAAAGGATGTTGTCTGGGAAAACACGAACGAGACAAGGCGCGCAGTCTCGGTCTCATCGGGGAGTGCAGCCACGTAGACTGTGCCGGGGCGTTTTTCTAGGCCCCCGGCCCGCATGACCTGCCAGTTTTCACAGCGGAAGAGGCCAGATCGGTAGGCCTCGATGTCCCCTCGACCCGCTAGCGTCGGTCCAATTTCGCCTGCGTTGAAGGCGTTCTGTACGACGCCCGCTTCAGGCATTAGTAACCCAGGGCTTGGGGGTCACCTGAAAGAACAGCTCTGCGAGTGGCGCGCTTTCCGCGTGAGTCGATCCACTCATCGGCCTCAATGACCTCGGGTGTTTTCTCTGTGGAGTCCACAGACCTGGCCTCGCGCATCAGCTCAGCATAGAGCTTTGACTGCTCTCTTGCAGCCGTAGTGCTCTTGAGGATCCGCTCTGCCCAGTTCATCGCGAGTCTTCTCGCAAAGGCTTCGATAAAAAGGGAGTCGTACTGGCTGGTATCCGTGACACGGACAATGACCTTGTAGTTGATGGGAGACCCGAGGTCTGTGAGGATCTTCCTGCCCTCTACCACCCAGTCATTGATGTCGTCCGACTCGAGGGACAATACTCGCAGTTCGTCATCTGCGAGGTTGTACATGTAGTTCCAGCCCCACTCTGGTGTCCCAACAGAGGTGGCGCTGCGCCTTTGGATGGCAAAGTTCCAGGTGAACCCACGGAGCACCGCATCGAGCATGAGCGTATAGGTGGCCCTGGCGGTTTCCCCCATCGGCCCTCGGTCGCTATCCATTGAAGCGATCGGTGGCTGGCCAAGAAAAGAGGCTGCCATGTTGACGATGTCAGTCTTGCTCGGCATTGAGGACCTTTGCGGTTAGGAGGCGACGCCCCGCGTTGAGACGCCGCCCCCTTGGTTCACCTCGCATCCCCCCACAAAAAGGATCCGAAGCGAGCTACGTGGCGACGTATGTCATCTCGACGGCAGTGAGCGGTGCTCCACTCGCAACCCCAACAAACGTGAGAGTGAGCTCCCAAGTCTCGCAGGGGTCTACGGTGTAGGTTGCTGCGCCTGCATTCATCCTTTCCCAGTTGGTGAACCCGGTCTGGGCTCGAGTGGTATCGGTGTGATAGAGGACCTGTGTCCCGGTGTCTGCACCAGCCAGCTCCACGTCGTTCGCGATGGATGCGACGGTCGAGATGCTCCCAGTCGGACCCTGGACGAGACCGCCCTCATTGGAGTAGTAGAACCCGAAGTCTGCCTCGTCGGTTCCACCATAGGCTGGGCATGTGACCGTCAGGCTCACGATGATGTCGCTGGACTTCATCGCGAAGAGACGCACCTGATCTGCGGCACCACTGGAGCCCGCCAGGGTGAAAGACGAGCACTTGTAGCGAAGCCGCCCCCCCATGAGTCCAGGGTTTGCGATCTGGCTCGTCGTTGCGTCGAGCTGTGCCGACCCGTAATTGATGTTCGGGTTGTACTGGTTCGTGTACGTGATGGCCATGAAATGGCGCTCCTTGGATGAGGGAGGCAGCGACCGGCGCGACTCCGCACCGGACGCTCACCCCTCGTTGGGATCAGTCTTCGAGTGAGTCGATACGCATGACGCCCGTATCGTCGAGGCGTGCTGCACCGAAGTCGGCGCTGTAGAAGATCTGGGACGAGTTGTTCTTGTCGGGGCGTCGGTCGATGGACGCCTGGACGTCTGCACCGAATGCCAGGATGACGGCATCGGGTACCCAGACCACGGTATTCCGGTCTGCGGGGCTGGTCTCGAGAGTGAGGATCGGGTTTTCGACCCGGTGCCACTCGAAGCCCATGAAGGAATTGACCTCACCCTGCACGAGGGCCTTCACGCTGTTGTAGTCAGCGCTTCGGATCTGGTCGATGCTCAGGAGGTGATCGAGCTGGTATGCGGTCACCGCCCAGTGCCGGTTCGGGGGCTGCTCGTTCTGGTCGAACTTCAGCTTCGCGTTCCGCATGGTGGTCAGACCGACCTTGTTTCCGTCGTCCGATGCGTCGGCTTCCTGGATCTGGGCAGCCGGCAGAGCCTCTGTGCCTGCTCCATCGACACCAGTCTTGGTGGTACCGATGGCACCGGCCATGATGATCTCGTCGATCTTGCGACCGAAGCCAGCGGCCATCGCCTTGGTGTACGAGTTGGTGGGGTCCGTGAGGGTCCGCACCAGGTCCGGCTTGTCGATCAGATCCGCATCGTCCCAGACGCTCATCTCCACCCAGCGCCGGTCGTGCGGGGTGTCCGAAAGCACCGTGTCGGCGTGCCGACTCTGGCGCTTTGCGGGGCTTCGGGATCCGATGAAGTCGAAGGACGCGGAGGTTCCGCTGACGGTCTCGCTTCTCACGGAGCCCCGAAGGCGGCTCTCCATCTGCTGCGCTCGCAGCGTGATGCCATCGCGAAATTGCTTCACGAAGGCTTCTGTGATCTGTTGGCTCATAGGTATGCCCTCTGTGGGTGTTGGTTGCACACCGCAGTGGGTTGCCCGGAGCCCGGACCCGCGAACGCCACCCCCTTGAGGCCCTTACGGGTTATCTCAGGAGGTATGGTTCCCGCTGGTTATACGAAGAACGTAATGCCTATCGGATAAAGACGCCACCTTGGTCTCTGTCGGGTCCTTGTGTCCCGGAGTTGGCAGCATTGTAGAGCGTCGACCACTTGGCATAGGCTTCCTTGTGGCCCATGTGTCGCTCGTCGTGGAGGGCTGCCATGAAGTCCTTGTCGAGCATGGCCTGGTTGATCTGGTCCTGGGCGTCCTGGGGGGTGAGAGTAGGGGCGGGTCTGCTGCTTGTTACGATGCCGCCCTCCTGCATGGCCTGTCCCAGTTTGGACAGAACCTCTAGCAATTCCGGGTTGTTGCCGATGGCCCCGTCCTCTCCCTGGACTTGCATAGCCTCGTTGACGGCATTTCCGTAGATCGCCTGAGCGGCCTCCTGGGCCAAGGAGAGCTTCTCCTGGGTGGCTGCTCCCCATCTTCGCTCCAGGTCAGCGCGAGCTTTGGAGAGGCCTTCGTCCTGGCTGGCCTTAGCCTGTGCCATGGCCTGCCCTTGAAATTCTACAAGGGCCTGGGAGAGGTTTTGGAACTGGGTCGGAGTCAGCCCATTTTGCCAAGATACATCTCTCATGGCACCAAGAAAGGACTCGTCGAATGCGGGCATCCCCTCGGGTAGTTGCGGTGCCCCGAGGTTGGCAGGAGTCTCTGGGCAGCCAAGCTGGCTCATGGCCTGTCGGATCTCAGAGGGGGTCGCATTATCACCTGGGAGCAGGAGACCCTTCGACCCGATCTTGCTCTCAAGTTCGACGTAGCTCTTGGCGAGTGACGGCACATCCTGGAACTTCGTGAGCGAAGGATGCACCCGGAGCGCCTCTTCCTGGAGGCCGTCTGTCCATCTCCCAGCGAGGTTTCCCTCGGGGGTAGCGCTGTCTGCCGGGGCTTCGGGGGTTCCTTCTGCGAGTGTTTCATCAGCCATTCTGTCCTCTGTGCTGTGCGATAAGGGTCTCTATCGCTGTGGGTGTAAGGGAGCGCCTTTTCTGGATATGCAACCAGACCATTCTGGCCCCCTCGTTGAAGGCCGACGCCCGGCCCCCAGGATCGTCGTGTACGTGCGTCAGATCGTCTGGCCTGATCTGTGCCTTCAGGTCCTCCAGGATCACGTCTTCTAGGCGCTGGTAGGCTGTGTAGAGAGCCTCGTAGTGGGGCCGGGCCTCCTCGGGTTTCATGCAGCAACCTCAGCGGGGCCACCTGGACCGCCCCCTGGGGCAGCCTCGGATAGGGCCTGCATACCGGGTCCTGCTTTCCCGATCGCTTCAGCGGCTTGAGACATCTGGGCCATCTCGGCCTGCTGCTGCTGGGCCTGCTGCCTGCCTTCCCGGATGGCTTCGACCGCATCTACATCCATCAGGATGGAGCGCGGTGCGCCATTGGCCGAATGGATGACCCGAAGGCTGTTATCTGCATCGAGGATATCGAAGACGTCGGGAGACTGGGTGGACTGCGCGATAAGAGCGGCAGACTGCCATGTCTCGAGTACGGATCGGGCATCCGAGACGCGCTGTGCGCGAATAATGGGGCTCACGTAGGTCACCCGGATATCCTGTCCCTGAAGTCCTGTTGGGATGGGGCTGAACATCTTGGCTCTGAGCATGATGCCGAAGAGTCTGTTGAGAATGGGCTCCAGCATTTCGCTTTGCTGCCGACCGATATTGGGTGCCATCAACTGCTGCATACGATGGGACAGCTGGATGACCTGCTCTGCCGTCATATTGGGATCGTCGAAAAGCTGGAGGACGTTGGCGAAGAAGAGCCGCCTCACAAGCTGTTGCCGAGAGGTGATCTCTTCTTGCGTGAGGTCTACACGAGCCCCGTTTTGCAAGGGACGAATGGCTTCGGCAGATCCCCCCATTCCGAACTGGGGCTCTACGATATTGACCCCACCGGGATGAGTGCGAATACCATTGAGGATGGACTCGTTCTGTACCAAGAGGGGCGGGTCGGCTGCCTTCTGGAGCGCCTTGAGTTTGGTCTTGGCCATCTCGTTGAGCATCTTGGCTTCGGGCAATGCCAGGTGACCAGGACCGCGACCGTAGACCTCTCCTGTTTCTACTGACCAGCGCCCCACCATGATGGGGTTTTCGTCGTAGCCATGGGTCTCGAGGATCATGTCCGACTTACCACCGAGGTAGCAGAAGACACCCGTCCACTCCTTGCTGAAAGGAGAGCCCTCTGCTGCGTAGGGGTCATCACTCTTTGCGATGAGGTGCACGACCTTGAAACGCTGCTCGGGGTTGTTCTTTTCGAGCGCCTTCTGGATCTCGGGGACCTCTGCATCTTGGAAGCGCGCAGCGAATTGCCTTGCGGTTAGCGTGGACTCCCGGAATGTGACGTCGATCTTCCCATCATCGTCGTCCTCGACATAGAGTTCTTGGAGCGGATGCGCCTTGAAGACGATCTCGTCTTTCCCCTGGCGCGTGAGCGAGAGCCCGCCCATTCCCCAGCCTGTGACGTCGAGCCAATACTCAGCGATCTGTTGCTGGAAGGCGCTAGCCGCTCCCTGAGTGACAACAAGCATCTTATGGCGAGCATCCTCCAGCCATGCCGCGTTGTCATAGTCTTCGTTGAGAAGAGGGTTCGTAGGCTCAAGGTCAAACCATTCGGTTGCAGGGTTGGTCAGGAGTCCGTGCATCCCACCCGCAAGTAGCTGGTGTGCATCGAGACAGGTTGCGTCGTAGATCGCTTCGGTTCTTGTTTGACCTGGAGTTCGGTCGGTGGTGAAGTCCCTTGACCCCAGCGCATGGTCGCTGATCTCTTGCCATGTGTTCTCGATGACGGAGCGATCACTCTTCAAGCGATCCAGCCATTTGTGAATGCTTGAAGCAGACTCGAAGATGCTCATACCATGGCTTCCTCAGTGGGCAAAATGTTTTCTGTGGGACCCAGGCCCTCTCTTCCGGTGACAAGGGTAGTCCCGATGCCGAGCCTCGCTGTTTCTCCAGCGAACACGCTTTGCTGCTCTCGTGTCCGCTCGAACCTTCTGCGCTGCGCCTGCTCTGCTTTCTGTGCGTCCTCTGGGTTGGCCTTGGTGGCCGGGAGATCGACGCCCTTGCTTGACTGCACAGCCCCATAAATGCTGGTAGCCAGGCCACCCACTGTTGTAGCTACAGCGAGAGTGCCTACCGTACCCGCGACTAGGGCTGCCGTAGTCCCTGCGGCTGCAACAGTCCCACCACCGAGAAGTGCGGTTCCAAGCGGCACCAAAAACGCCATCCAGGCGGCTGCGCTTTCGGGCCACAGGGCGGCGACGACGAAGGAAGACAAGAAGCCTACGAGCTTGTCCATGGCTAACTCCCGAGAAGGGTTCCGGCACCCACAGAATTGGATGTACCGAGCCCCCTGCTGTTATCGAAGTTCTGCTGTGCTTGTGTGGGCCTTCTAGACACAGTGACCTTGAGTGCTTCTTTTGGCCCTCCAGCTAGGCCCTGCTCTCTGGCTCGCGTTGCGAGTGCCAGCTTTTCCATTCGCACCGAACCGGAGCCCCCGACCGATCGCGTTTTGTATCCAGCGAGTGTGGCCGACTCGAGGAGAAGAGTGTCTAGCTCCTTGCTCCCCGTATCGGGCATTACAGCCCAGTCACCAGCGTGATCGTAAGCGTGAACAGGCTTCCTGAGGTTCTGCGCCTGCCTTCCTTCCATAAACTCGAAACTGCCTCTTTGAAGGCCCGTGATAGCCGGTAGGTTTTTTACCCTCTCGGTTTCTTTTTCGTGGGTTAGATGCCTCGCGCTTTGTCGAGACTTGCCGATCCTTGTCCCGGTATCCTTGGCGACAGTGGCAAACTCTCTGTACAGCTCTTTGACCAAACTCTCTAGGTTTTTCCCTTCCATCGTCCCCTGGGTGTAACCACCTGGCTGCGAAAGAAGGTACCTCTGCCTTTCGATGACCTGGTTACCTACTTTGTCTACGAGCTGTTTTCTTCGCTCTCGTCTAATGAGGTTCTGCTGGGTCTTCTCGTATTGCTGCCAGGGATAAAGGGGCTTCTTAGGCATAGTGCACTCCGTTGCTCATGTCGGGAGCCTTGGGGTCGTATCCCATACCTACGGTACTGGGCAACGGGTTCTTGTTCCTGGACTGCCCTCTTGATGAAGCCACCATCATGAGTGCATACCGGGTTGCATCCATGAGGTCGTCGTACTTTTTGACGATCTTCCCCTGCTTTCGGTGGTAGGTCCGGTACTCATCAAACCACTCGGTCAGGTGCTCGAAGACTCGTAGCCGGCCCTCTCCGAGGTAGCTTTGCATCTTGGAGATGGCGGGCTCGACATAGTTGGAGCCGTCATCATTGACTGCGTGGCTTCGCAGCATACGGACCCCGGCCTGCTTGTACATTGCCGCGTAGGTAAGGCCGGTTCCCCGGTCTTCCTGGTGGGCGTCATGTGGCCAAGCGACGGGGATCTGTGCGGCTCCACGGGAGAGGAGTGCGGAGACATGGCTCGAGATCCGTGCGTCTAGGCTCTTGTAGCAGTCGGTGACGTAGACGGTGTCGGTATCCCGATCCCAGGCAAGCTGTACGAACGCGCAGGGGTGCACCCCACCGCCGAGGTCCAGCCCAAAGATCTTTGCAAAATGGCTAGGGATCTCGAACGCGGGGATGCGTATGGCTTCCTCTGGAACATCGTACACCTGTCCAGACCCCAGGATCGGGATACCTTCGGCCCTCGCCGTGCGCTCATGGGCAGGGTAGCGCGCGAGGATCCGTTCGTGGTCTTCTGGTGCAATGTGGGCTGCATCCTTGATACCCATTCGGACCATACCACGATCCGGGGTATTTGGCCTTGGGTAGAACATGCGGATGACTTCGCTCATTCCGAGGAGCGGGGTGGTGGTGATGTACGCGATCCCACCCGTGGCGGTCATCCGGGCCAGGCCCTCTGTCCATTTTCCAATGGGGGGCTCCTCATCGCAGTGGAGGGCATGGAGGGTCTCTGACGCCCACGCATCGTCATCCATGTCATAGGACATGAATTGCAGCGTGCTTTCCCCGCCTGTTTTGTGCTTGATACGGATGGTATCTACGAGGCCCGGTACGCCTGGGTGCATGACGGGTTTGTCTGCGATGGTATCTTTGGGCACCATGCCAGTTCCCCAGCGCCCACGAGGCCCCAGGATCTTGCGCTGTAGGACGTCGCGTACCTTGCGTGTAGTCGGCCCAGCAACCCACATGCGGACGGGATGATCGAAGCGGAAGCCATCCCACCACTCTGGATAGAGGCCCGTCAGGTGGAAGCTGTCTTCGGCAGCCCCACAGGTGGTTTTTCCTAGCTGGTTGCCGGCAAGAAAACAGCGCTCATGCTTCCCCTTGCCCATCCGGTGAAATTCCTGCTGCTTCAGATAGGGTTTGTAGAGCGCTATCCTCTTCTCTGCTACCTTCGTCAGGCCCGCCACCACCTGCCGGATCTGCTGATCCGACGACGGCGGCAAGGAGCGCGTTGACGTCGAGGTCGATCGCGCCATCGCTGGCCTCCCATAGCGTGTTCTTCAGGTTCGAGAGCAGCTCATCCAGGGATAGCCCCTCGAGCGCCCCAACCTGCTCATGCCGGATCTTGGCTTCTCTCGGAAACATACCGAGTTCCCGTCCCAGAAGCTCGACTGCTGTATTGACCGCTTTTACGTCAGGCTTGGGGATGGGGTTCCCATCTTCGTCCTTGACGATCTCCCCTCGGTGGAGATGGAACTGGTTCCTGGCTTCATCGACGTTGCGGAGGAGCACCCGGAGCACGTCTTCTCGCGCATAGGTGACATCCTCTAGCTGGCGGCGCATCCGCTCCTTCTGGAGCCACCCGATCCGCTCCCGGATCATCGGTTTCCGCTTCAGCTTGAGGGCCTGTGCGATAGGATCCTTCCCTTTGCCCCCCATGGCGAGGTAGGCGGCATCGGGCTTGAGCCCCCCAAGGGCGATATACTGGGAAAAATGCTCCCAGTGTGCCCTGGCAAGGGGCTCTGAGGGATCGAAGCCCTCGGGGAGCGCTATATGGCCCCAAGACCGGCTATCTCTAGGGAGAATGTCGGTATCCATAGGAGGATACGATGCCTTGTCATTGCGTATGTGGCAACTTCTTGCGGGAGACAGCCTACAAGATGCGGGAGTCCCCCTGCCGTTGTGACGAGCCTGGCCCTGGTAGGAGCTTTCTACGTCAACCGGCTATTCGGGTCACTGAGGCCCAATTCAACGAGCGTCGTAAGCACGGGCTGCCCATTCAGCTCGACTGCGAGAAGAGCCTGGACCACGACTGGGTATGACACCGCGCATTCAGTTCAAGAAAGGGGTGTTTCTGCACCCTCGGCACCTCGACTTCGGCATGATCGAGGCCCTACAGATTGCAAGAGACTGTGCGCCGCCCCTACGCGACAACATTCTGGTCGTCAGCTCAGCAGAAGACGGGAAGCATGGAGAGGGGTCGCTGCATTACCACGGTCGTGCGTGGGACATTCGCTACAAAGGGCACTTCGATCCGGGTGACCGGGAGGGTGCGGTCCTTGCGGCATCCGACAACGAGCTTGAGCACCTGGCTGGAAAGTGGCAGGAGTCCCTGGAGCGGCAGCTCCCTCCGGGGTGGCAGGTAGTTCTTCATTCCAGCCACATTCATATCGAGCTGGACATCTCCTAGTAGAAGACCCCCCGGACGGGCCTTGCTTCCGTCACGAGGGGTCTTCAGCCACAGGAGAAGTGACCTTTTGTAGGTTACCCTCTTCCCAGATGGGCAACAACATCACGCTCCCTGGCCGCATACAGAAGTTGTCGGAGGTCTCAAAGGGTCTGATGGCCCTGAGCGAGGAGTATCATCGTGCGCTGATGGCTCCCGTGGAGGCACTGGAGCGCCGTCCAGGCCTACGGCCTCCGGTATCGGCAGCGCCTTCTGTGGGTGGCAGCATTGAGGACCAGATCCTTCAACTGGTGGAGATCAGCAGGAATAGCCCTCCCAAGCAGGTGTGGAATCTCATGAGGAAGGAGAGTCTCCCTGCGCTTCAGCGTACAAATGCCCATTGGGCCATGCTTCGTGCGGGGATGCCGCAGCTCACGAGTGGGTCACGCACGATCCATCCGGTAACTGGCGAGGAAGACACGGGGGCACATGGCCATGGGCTTGCCTATGACGTGGAATGGCCGAAGACGAAGGATGGGGAGTTCGTCTCACCCGAGTTTTTCGTGGGCTACATACGGGAGATGGACCGGATGGGATGGTATGTGAGCCTGAAGGGGGGTCCGGGGGAACATGCTACGGGTCGGCACGTCCATCATCAGATGAAGAAGGGCACCTATTCCTTGATGCGAAATGAGGGACCCTTTTCGCTGGTAGGAGGTCGATAGGATGCCCACGAAGCTCCCCTTTGAGCCCGAAGACAGGAACTTCGCAAGAGATCCTATGGACCAGGCTTCCCTCAGCTTTGAGCGATGGGAGCGGATGGGGCGACCGGGGCCTGGGGAGCAGGGGAGTATCGGGCCTCTGCGCCCTGCAAGTATGGCCGCTGCCATTACCCGCGAAGGCATTGACATGGCCCCGCAAGTGCTTGCTCAGATAGGGGCAATGACTGCGGGTGGGGCATTGGCCAGGGGTGTAGGGATGGCCATGGGAGCCGCAGGACGCCAGATGGCTTCGGCATACTCGAGGGTGATACCGCTCGTTACTCGAACCGTAGACCGCACCCAGGCCATGCTACTCCAAAGGAGTCAGTACCTTATGGCCATAGGCAAATGGAAATATATTCTTCCGCCGGGTGGGATCGGAGCGGCAAGCACTACGCTCGGGAGCTACCACGCCCAGACGATGAATGCCCTTCGGGCTGCCCCCACGGATACAGACCCCTTCATGCGAGACTTGCCAGCTTATCCGAACAGACAACCCAAGCCGTGACCGCAAGGCAGGCCGAAGCTCCGGGGAAGCCGACGATACGCCACCCGGACGGGAAGGACCTGGACAGTCCAAGCCTGTGAACATTCAAATGTACTGAGGCTCCTTGGCTTCCTCTACTCAGTACGAATGTTCTGACCCACTTGGGGGAAATTCTCCACGAACTACCGCTAGGTAGAGTGGCGGAGCCCTGCCTTAAACAACCAGGGTAATAGGTGAATGGACGTACCCCAGGGTCAGGAGACCCGTAGGTGAATTGTCCAGAGGGGATAGGTCAAGTGAAACCGGACTGAAGTCACCGGACCCCACTCCCCCCAAGCGCTTTGCGAAGACGGCACAGCAGTGCCCCAGACCAGAAAGAACCTCTCCCCCCTACAGGGTGGGGTGGGGGCGGACGTTCCGCTTCCCTCCCGCTTTACACTCACAGGAGAGAGACAACATGTTCGCAAGTATCGCAAAGAAGATGGGTCGTGGGCACGGTCACGTGGAGCACCAGGTGGGCGAGGTCGCGGCACCGCTCAAGGCTGCATACATGGAGGGACTCGACGAGGTTCGTAACGAGTACGTGGAGAAGAAGGCGCTCGAGGCGAAGCGCGAGGAGCTGGTCAAGCGCATCCTCAAGGAGATGGCTGCCTAAGCAGTTGTCATCACAGTGGTGATGGGCGGCCGGTCCAACCCCGCGCCGTTAAACCGCATGTGGGGTCCAAAGCCCCCGCAACACACAGGAGAACGTGAATATGCCCGCAATGGCAAGCGACATCGAGACCCGTGAGCTGGTGGACATCCAGGTCGGTATCGACCGCATGGAGCACCACCACAACGTCTACAAGGAGGTGCACGGCATCCGGCCCCGGTTCTGGGACCATGTCGAGTACGCCTTGATGTCAGCCCAGTGTTGGGAGGGTCTCCTCTTCGACCTCGAGCAGGAGTGGCAAGCCGTCCGCTTCTACGAGGACGACGATGCCTTCCCGACCTCGGGTGAGGGATGGGCTCTCGTCTCGGATGACAACTAGCTGAGGACACTCGGGGTTCCATCCCCCGAGGGTAAAGCGCACGTGGGGTAGTCCAAGCCCCCACAGTGGAGGGTAAAGAACCCCATGTGCAACACAGGAGAACATGATGGTCCAATGCACAAGGTGTGGGGAGTGGGAGAACGCATGGGATCTCGTTGATGGCTGGTGCATGTGGTGCACCTTGCCAGAGAACGACCCCGAGCACGAAGTCTTTCCTCCCGTCCGTGGAACAAAACCTAGCTGAGGGCACTCAGGCGCAAGCCTGGGTGTAAAGCGCATGTGGGGTCCCAAGCCCCCACGTTGGAGGGTGGTAAACCCCATGTGCAACACAGGAGAACATGACAATGGCGTATGCCAACAACACGACGACCGTCCAGGGTGAGATCAAGACACTGTCCAAGCCCATCACTCAGAAGGGCGTGGATGGAGAGTTCACCTACCGGGCAGGCACGATCCAGGTCAAGTACCAGACAGAGGTACCTGGCATGGTTCTTGACTTCGTGATCCGGGACCGGGACGGTGCCGAGAACCTGGCCAAGTACAACGGCGTAGGTCACGATGCGACGTTGCTGGGTTCTCTCCACTCCGACTTCAAGTCCATCAAGGACGAGAAGGGTGTGGAGCTGGCGTCGGTACGCGTGCATCGCCTCCGGGTGGTGAACGCCCAGTACCAGGGCAAGACGAAGCGCTCGTAGCTTCGTAA